CCAGGATGCGATCACCAGGAGCAGCTGTGGGGCCATCTGGTGCAAAAGCTACAAGAGCTCCTGCATTGGTCAGTGTAGCACCAACACCGACTCCAGGGCCACCTGGCTGGTTGTAAGTTGCATTTAGGTTGCCAGTTGTGTCAGGTACTTCATACTTGACTGGTGCATGATAAGTGATGCCAGAAGACACAAGGCCGTCGACATATTGCTTAGTAGCTAGCTGGAAATCTGTCGTCGGGTTTTGAGTTACAGTTACCGAAGTGAGGCCTGCTGGCGTCAAAGACGTGCCGCCAAGTGCAATGTTTGTCGTGCCTAGCGTGATTGAACTGTTTGTCAGGCTAGCGTTACCAATATTGGTAAGAGTATTCGCTGATCCACTGATCGACACCCCAGACAATGTTGTCAGGGTTCCACCTAAGTTGATGGTATCAGATCCTAGCGTGATCGTGCTGTTTGTAAGACTAGCATTACCGATATTGGTTAATGTGTTTAGGGCTCCGCTAATCGTCTTGTTTGTCAGCGTCTGGCTGCCAGTTAGCGTAGCAACTGTCGAGTCAATGGTAATCGTAACAGGTGTTGATCCGTCAAAGCTGGTTCCTGTCAGGCCTGTTCCGATGGTAAGAGCCGCTGTTGTGCTAGCTGTAATTGTACCAGATGCTCCAAGAGCAACTGTGACTCCGTTATAGGTAACCGAGCTATTGCTAAGAGCCACATTTGGAATAGCTGTAAAGGTATTCAGGGCTCCTGACATTGACTTGCCAGTCAGGGTTGCTGGAATATCTGCATTGACTAGAAGCCTAAATGATGTAGGAGCAGATCCGCCGGCTGTTGGGCCTGCATACACAAAGTTGGCAGGCTGGTCAGAGATAATTAAGGCTGATCCCCAGCTAGGGGCTCCTGAACCACCAGACACAAGTACTTGACCAAGTGAACCTACAGGGCTCTGTAAGAAGCCTTGGCCGCCGCTGGTGTACCAGATGCTTCCACTTGTAAGGTTTAAAACTTGCTGGCCAGTACCACCGTTTGTCAAAGGCAATATTCCACTGACCTGGGTAGCACTTGCTAGGTTCACAGCAGGGTGAACGTGGTCACTTCTAGATGATGTATTTGCCACTCCGCTTGTTGCAACACCTAAGGCAGCAGGAGCAGAGTTTGAAAAATCAACGTTAAAAGTACGGTCAGCTTGTAAATTACCACCGCCAGTCAGGCCGGTACCTGCAATGACTTGGCGAGTATCTGGCACAAAACCAAGGATACTGATGGCCGTAGTGGTCACCGTGGTCACTTGACCTTTGTCGTTGACCGTTACTATAGGAATTGCTGTCGATGAGCCGTAGGTACCCGCAGCAACGCCAGTGGGTGCAATCTTGTCAGTCGTGACTCCGTCTGTCGCAATGCTCAAAGTTCTGTCTTGGCTTAAGTCGCCACCGCCCTGGAGGCCGCCACCTGTTCCAATGACACGTGAAGCAGGAACCGAGATGGTCGACTGCAAGTCAATAAACGGAACCTGGTAAGTGATACCACCGATCACGCAGACCATGGTCGCGTTTGGAGTCGGTACAGGAGCAACAGGAAGGTCTGTGATCCTTGTTGGTATTAGATTTGATGGGACTGTCATGGCGTCATATACTCGCTATTGTCTCCGATCAAGAAGTCATTGTCGTCTTCTGTGACAAGGCCAGCAGGATCGGTACCAATCGGCGTATCTGGACGCACGAAAGGAAGTGTAATAGTGTCAGGCTGACGAGCAGGAAGACGATAAGGATCTAATTGATCTAAGTCTTGTTTGCATACTCGTAGCCCGGGTGAATTTGGGTCAGACATCAACTCTGTCAAGCTAAACTTACGACTGCAGCGGTCGCAGATCCCGATACCGAGATTGCTCTTGCCACGGGTGTCTAAGTAGATGCTCATCTTGTGTAAATTGCAATATTTGGAGTCAGGTAGATCGGAGAGTCGTCTCGCTCCTCGCCTTCGGCTTCTAGGAGAGCTCGCTGCGCTTTCTGATCTAGGATTGCAATCATCTGAGGATCAACAGTAGGAGTCTCTTCAGCAATCTTAGAGGCCAACAGGTAGACAATGGCGTCATACCAGCGCTGCGGAACTTCAATCTCCTGCGTCATTGTGCCAACGTCCATGATGTATCGCTTCACCCAGACAACCGCTTGGGCTGTGATGAACTGATCATTCGGAACAGGCCACAGATACATGACAGGGTTGTTCAATGTACGATCGCACCAGAACTGCAGTGGGCGGCCAGAGAACATCTTATTTGGCAAATTGACGTAATCGTCACGGTTCAAGCGGGCCATAGGGATCTCCGTTGGCGTATTGCCAAGGAAGACTCTCACTTGATTGAGGTTGCCAGAAGTGGCTCTAGTCCTGAAATAGAGGGTCGCTAGGGATCCTTCTATGTCATACCAAGTGTAGGTACCAGCTCCTGTGTTTGGGTTGCTCTCGCTTGCAACCGTGGTCCAGGTGATACCATCGACTGATGTCTCTAGGGCAACAGATGTCGATGCTCCAGACCAGAAGATGCCGACGTTCGTCACTAGCGTCTGGGTTGAGAAGATTGTTGTTGAAGTTGTTGCCGTATTTGTTACCGTCCCCGTAACCTCTTGAAGTGTTCTAAGGTTTGTATTGAGGATGTCAACAATGCCGTCAGGGAGAGTGATCTGGCCTTGGTTTACGTAGAATGGCATGATTTGCTTTTGGATACACCAAAGCTGCAATCCGCGGTTTGCAAGTGCACTTAGCTGCAAATACAGGTTGTCAAGTGCAAAGCTGATCTGCTCAGAACTAATTCCCTCAGGCGGAATGCGGCAACGACGAAACGCATGGTCGATGACCTTGCGAGTGTTGAATACCGTTTGACTTACTGTGCCTGAAACTGCCACCGGATCTGCCCCTTCGTTAGTTGTTAACGGTATGCCGCTTCAGCAAACCCGGTTTGGTTGAACAATTTTACTTCATTCGAGCGATTTTGGGCACTCTTGAATGCACAGGAACGCCACCTTTTTGCAACTTTGCAGCGCCGCCTGGGCCGTGAGCCTTGCTTGCTGGCATATTGGCGTGTTTTTCAAGTTTTTTGTCGACAGAACCGCCTTTTGCGTATTTTTGGGTCTCGGTGCCGTACTTTTTAGACAACTCGTTCAAGACGTCGCCTTCTTTGCGCATCTTTTCAGTGGCTCCTGCCGCATATTGGCCGCCTTCCTTCATCGCAACGCACTTTCCACCCTTTTTCATGGCCGCCGGTGCCTTCATTTCACGCACTTCGTGCTCTACGATGGCTTTTGGTGCTCCGGCCTTCTTCAAAAGAGCCACTTCCTTGCGAACGATGGCATCTGGCTCACGTTTCATGGCTGTTGCTGGCTTTTTTGGGCCTCCTTTAGCATATCCTGCTGCAGTTGGCTTGGCTTTTGGCTTCGAGAAGGTAAATTCTCCGTATTTGATGTTCTTTCCCATGCTATTTTCCTTTTTTATGGCCATGTTGCGATCGCCACTCTTTTCCAAGTATCTGTTGCCACGCAGACGTAGATGTAGCTTGCGTCCCAGCAGATGGTACCCTTTACCCCTGGATCGTTTGCATTGGTAATTGTCCGCTCTACAGGGATCGTTACTTCACGGCCCGTAAGAGTAAGGTTACCTCCGCTGGTAAAGTTTGCCACCTGGATAGGAGCAGCTCCACCTGCCATCAGCAAGATTGCAAGATCAAAGTCTTCTGATGTTGATGTAACGTCAGTCGCTACTGCTTGGATCCTGGCTCCAATCTCAACGTTGCCTGCTGCTGTCTGGCATTCAAAGTCAAGACGGGTTCCTATGCCTGCTGCCACGGTCCCAGAACTGGTGTGCTGCAATACTGCTGCAGTTGATGGGGTATTTGTGGCTGCGTCTGAGATGACAAACGTTGGATCCTCAGACGTGTAGGTCTTGATCTGGGTTGCTGTAAGCTTGACTGATCCTGCAGACTGAACGGCCTCGAATAATTCGGTGCCGATCAGGGTTGTGCCAGACGCTAGGTCTGTGATCTTGACGTTTGCCATGATTAAGGACCTGTCTTGATCAATACAAAGTTAAAAAACGCGCTAACCGAGTTATTGTTGGCAGAACCAACTGCCGAGGCTCCAAAACAACTTTTTTCTGTTATTGCAATTGGATATGCAAAGTCATACTGCACCGATCCGTTGTTTAACGTAGAGACTGCAACTACCCTCAAGATTCCATCTGGGCCATGCTGCTTTAAAAAAGCAGTAATAGAAGTAGATCCGGATGCTTGTCCAGAGGTAATAACGCCCTCAGTCAAATAGGCTGTGTAGCCAGCAGGAACGCAATAATGGGCAGTGGTCCGTTGATTGTATCCAACAGCAATCAAATCATATAGCGTTGTGGAAACTTTTGCAGTGATTTCACCTGCATTTGCTCCTCCGCTACCCGCTGTTGCAACGTAGAACTGATTTACGTACAGGTATGAATTAACTGTTTCTACTACTGTCGTGCCGTCTAAAATGACCGTCTCGTTAACAACGTTATAGTCACCATCTAATCCTTCAATAAACAGCGTGCGCGCGCCAGTACCAGCCTCGTCGTCGTCGGTGCTAGTCGACACAATGTCTAACACTGATGCAACTGTTGGGTGAGGAACAGTTCCACCATCAGGCCAAACAGACTCTTCAACTGTATCAACGTCGCCGTTGTATCCAAAGATTGTAACGGCTGAGTGGCCTGCGATCTGGTCTCGAGCCACTTGTAAACCAAAAGGCTCATAGGTCCCTTGACGGGTTACCGATGAAATTATTGTCGACATAATTCAGTCTCCTATTAAAGACGGGGGCCGAAGCCCCCTGGTTAATTAAGCCTGAGTTACGCCAAGGGCACCAACGCGAGTTGCATTAGGGCCTGCTGCCAATGCTGGCAACAAGATACCCATTACCAAACGACGTGTTCCGTTAGGAGCAGACGATGGAACGTAGGTACCACGAACGTCACCAGAAGTTGTCGTTGCAGTAGTTGTCACAGCAGCCACAAATGTACCTGCGTCATCAGCAAGAGCGCCAGCCCAACCAGAGCGAGCAATGTAGCCAGCGTCAGTGATGCGAACAGGGGAGCCTAGGATGTCAGTTGTACCAACAGCCACTGTTCCGCCAACTGCACCAGCAACCGCAACTTCAGTGATCTGGTAGAAAGCTTTCTTACCATTTACTGTCGTCGATTGAGTGGTTCCAGTCTGAATCACTTCAGACATTGGTTGACCATACACATCAAGGCCTGTCACGGTGATTGCTGTATCAGCAATGGTACCGGTGCCGATTGTGATCGCCACGGTACGTGGGCAGTCTAATTGAATTGCAGCAATACCAGCAGCTGTGAAGACAGACGTTGAGCCTGTACCAGCAGCTAGGGTTGCAGTGCCAGCACCTGCATAAGAAGCAGCTGCTGAGATATTGTTAGTTTGCTTGGCTGCAGGAACTAAGTCCCATACATAAATACGGCCAAGAGGACCTACACCTTGAGACATTGGTGAAGGGTTGCCTAGGTTCATACCCATGTTAGTGAGGGCGGTACCTAAGAATAAGTCGTCTGAATACTGGGGCATTGTCTTCTCCTTGAAAAGCTTGACAAATTAAATTAAAAGTGGGGATCTGACAAATGCCAGACCCCCGTCTTAGGTCTTACAGACCTGGAGTACCGTAAACAGTACGCCAGTCAGTCCAACTTGGGATGTAACGCTCGGTCGCTTTGTAGCGCATAGAGTCGGTTTCAAAATCACCTTCCATGCTCTTCTCAAGCTTACGACGCATCATCAACTGTAGGCCAACTTTAGCGTCTGTCTGCACCCACCAAGCGGTAGTTGAAGTCAAACGTGACAAGTTAGCCTGGCCACCGTCAATCATACCCATAGAGTTGATCGGGTTGATGTCGTTGTTACCAGTACCGGCACGCAGTACAGATTTCAACAACACTTCACCTTGGAACACGTTAGATGGGCTCAACACCAACTTGGTAGGTGTCAAACGGATACGCTTACCATTGTTGTCAATGGCGTTGCGGATCTGAACGAGCATCTGCTCAAGAGATGTTTGTGACAAGTTAGCTGCAGTCGTCAACACGTTGCTTGCGTTGCCAGATGCGATTGGATGAGCATTGCTCACCAATGGGGCACCGTCACCACCAGCATACGCGCCGTTGAAAGCACGGTTAAGGATGTTTGCGCACAAAGTTTCCTTAGTCTCAATCAATGACTGAGCCAAATGCTTGGCATAAGTCTGACCGATAGAGATGTGGTCGCCGTCTTCTACAAGTACCTTGGTCAAGGCAAATGCCAAGCCATACACTTTATAGACGTAACGAGCATTGAACAGTACACCACCAGATTGGTAGGTTACTGGCATGCCGTCTGGCAACTCAGGAGCCGCGCCAAAACCGAAGAGAACTGGCTCTTCATGGTAGTTGCGTTGAATACCTTGACGCTCAGTGAAAACTTGTTTCCACTCATCCGCACGTTGGTTATACAAGCCATCGAATTCTTCATTCAGGATTGGCTCAACAATGGACCGGAAGTCCGTACTGCGCATTGGGACAGCCATGGTTTAGCCTCCTTTAGTAAGCGTTAATGGTTGCAACGTTCTGATGCTCAGAGATCTGAACTTGAACGATGGTGAAAGCATCACCCCATGTGTTATCAGGACCAGGTGTGATTCCGATAACGCGCATTTGGGCGGTGCTGCCTGAAGTAACTACCGAGCTCACATCCAACACAGCTTGGCTGATACCAACAACAGTAGAACCTGCTGTGATATTTGCAAAGTTGAATTGGTTGCCGATGTTAGTTACGTTCAACGGTGCATTGCCTTGGATCTGATAAACGATCGTTGGGTCAATGGTGATGTACGCAATAACTTCGGTTGCTGGGGTGTTAGCCAAGAACTTGTTAGATACACGACGACGGCCATCGCCATCCGTGAATTCAACGCCTTGGAATGTGCCGACGAGTGGGTCCCCAACGGTTGCAGGAACAACAACGCCGTCAGTTGATAGCTTGACAGGTTGATTCTGCAACAACGTTACGGGGGCGTTATCCGCCAGCGTAAAGGCTGCCGGCCGCACATAGCCACTTGCGTGGTATACGGGCTGAAAGCCAAACGGTGCATTTGTAGTAGACATGTTTGGGTTTCCTCAAAGAGAAATTGGATGAATACTAATCATAGTTCCTCAAAAGAAGATCTACGACCAGCGTTTTCACGCAATGCTGAGATACCATCCCCTTCCACGATTCGACCACCTGCTGCCTCTGCACTTTCCTTGATGCTATCTAGAACTGCTGTGAGTTTTTCGTCCTCACGAGCAGGAGCATCATGGTGAGCTTCCGTCATGTAGCGATGATACAGCGACATTGGAATCTTAAATGCGAGCATCTCATTGACACCGATGAACCCCTGCCACTCGCCTGTCTTAATAGTGACGTATTCCCAGCCAGGCACGTCTTCGGGCTTAATAGGTTCGTATCCCAGACGAATTCGTTGTTGAATCGAGTCACGGGGATTTGTGGTGGTCAACCAGCATGTATGGTAACCTGGAAGCTTTGGCAAATCTGGCAAAGCGTCTTGGAAAAATTGTGATCTGAACATCTCAACACGATCATCGTCGCTTATTTCACGATTCTCAGTCACCGCACGATCGGTGGCTGCACGAGACTGGCGAGACACATCAGCTGTTTTTTTCAATCTTTCGTCATTCATTTTCTCACTCCTTTCAGCGAGTTGCATTGTTAGAATTATCGCGGTCCCACTTGGCGTACTGCTTCAAGTAGCGTTGGCGTAAAACGGTATCTTCCCAGACTCCGGCATCAATCATTGCTTGCTTTCGTTCAGGGGAGATGTATACTTGTTGGCGAGAAGAGGCTGGCGCATGGTCCCGTGTGGAACCAACTGGAGGACCTCTACGGCCAGTCTTTGCGCTACCTTCATCATTGTCACTGCCTCCTTTTAGATTAGGCAGTCGTATGGACACTCGACGATCGAGCTCTTTCCAATACGCCTCTGATTTTGGATTATAGCCCTCTTCTACCAAAGTTTGATCAATCGCTAAAACAATTTTTGATTCTTCACTTTTGCCATTGGGGTTGTACCACTGATTGCGGCTTACCCACTCCTGGGCATGGCTCGCGATTTCAGGATCTAACGCTGGTGGCTGATGATGAATCTCTTGTGCTGTTTGCGACTCACGGTGCTTGAGAATCTGAAGCTGCTGCACTTGCTTCATGGCCTCGTCACGGATGCGAAGAGCCTTAGCTACATCTTCTCCGTTACCTGCTTCGACTGCTTGGCCCATGATTCGTTCAGCTGCGCGCACCTCGGCGATCTTGTCACTAAGACGAGAATCGATATTCGAGATGGTATTCGCAACTGCTGTCTTCTCGACGGCAGACATCCGCTTCTCAAGCGCCTCATTCCTTTGTCTCAGGAAGTTAAGCTCTGTCTTGTCACGTTGAATGGCTTCTTTTCTACGCGCTGCGCGCTCTGCCTTTTCTTCGCGACGCTTACGGCGAAGTTCCTCGCGGTCTTCATTGTCTTCCGACAACCGCGCGTCTTCACCACTTTCTCCTTCATCGTCATCATTGTCGTCATGATCTGCTTCCGGAGTACTAACCGGAACAAACTCAACTTCCTGAGACTTTGACTTAGACTCTTGGTCCTCGTCGTCCTCAATTAAGAGGTTTTCACCTTTGTTTTCTGCCATTTCCTGCTCCTTTCAGCAGTTAGATAAACGCTCTGATCTGGGTTGGATCGATGGTAACCTTGCCGATAATGTCAAGGTCATTAAAGATCACGAACTCAATCTCCTCTTCGCCAGACTTTACAGTCCAACGATCGCCGCCGTATTTAGGTGTGCGGACAAAATCACCTATCTGACACCAATTGCCTTCCGGCCACGACTCCATGGTGTTTCGATTCTTGTAAGCCAATGGACCTATGGCTGCAACCTTCGCAACCTGGGTATTACTGGCTTCTGTCTTACGGGCTTCCTCTGGGATATAGATACCGCCGCTTGTTTGGCTTTTGGCCCGTCTGATCTGGACCATGACTCGGCTTCCAAATGGAATGATGCCAGGATCGACTGCCGGGAAGGCATCGTCGATTGAGTCGTACTGCATTGATAGTGGTGTTTCTAATAGCATTCGCTTCTCCGTCTGCTGGGTTTATAAATCTGAATCTCGTTTGTCTTGATCGCGAAGGACTTGCTCGATCAGTTGCTTAGCACGCTCAAGGCCTTGATAGACGCCCTGACGATAGCCATACTCAAAACTGATGTCTTTGCCCTCACCTGGCTTAACGGCGACGGCTTCATGAGCCATCTTTTCCTTCTCAGCCTGGATCTTCGCGAAGAATTTGTCTAGCATTACTTACGGCCGCCCATGACTGTTGAGATCATGTTTGGACCTTTGCCACGTTGGCTATTTGTGCCACCGTTGCCTTCACCCTTGACAGTCTCTGTCTTCATCTTAGGTGGGGTCTTGTAGTCAGCGCTGGGCATTGCTGCCTTAGGTGAAGGATCACTTGAGATCTTCTTCGCCTTTGGATAGCCTTTACCCATGGCCATCAATTTGTGTAGCTTGATTGCTTCCATGATAGTTCCTTATCTGCGTGGTGAGGGGTTTATCCCAGTCCCTGTTGAGACCGCGATTCTTTCGCCAGTTGCTACCTCTAAGGCAGCAAGCTGTTTGGCTGTTTGGTTGTCTGACTCGTTCATCTCGAGGCGAGCTTGGATCTCGGCTTGTGTGCGTCGATCTTCGGCCTCTTGACGCATGATCTCTTTCTTGAGCTCTTCTTGCAATAGAGCCATACGAGTTTGGAGATCTTGCATTTTCTCTTGGCTGCGTGTCTGTGCCTCTTGAGCCTTGATCTGAGCGTCTTGCTGCATCTTCTGTTGCTTGAACTGAGCATCTGCCTGGTCTTTGGCTGCTTGAGCCTCGACTTGCTGCTTCATGACCTCGACACGTGGGTCTGCAGGCATTTGAGGCGGCGGCATCATGGCCTGGAGGGTCTCGATGGTCTGCTGGATGATAGCAGGTATTGAGCTGAATGTCTCTTCGGCTTGCTTCGACACGATCTGGGATGTGGCTGCCAGCATCTGGTCGAGTGACTTCTTCTCTTCGGTTGTCGCGCCCTTTTGGATCTCGCCAATGTCGACTTGCGCAGCATCTGATGCTTCATTGAAGATCTGATTCGCATACCACAGCACCATGTGCTCTTTGATGTGGTCTAGCAAGATCGGCACGCATTGTGGCCCGATGACCTTGTTGCCACCAAACATTGGGTTTGTGATGAAGTCCAAGTGCACTTGCAAGTGAGCCAGGTGATCTTGCTCTGGGAACGCGACGATCGGACGCTTCATCGTGGCTGCAATGTTCTCGTTGACTGCGTTCAGTTCCAAAGGCTGCTGCTTCGGTAGCAACAAGTCTTTGCCTTGAGGTATCTTCAAGCGGACCAAGAACATCTCTTCAACCTTGCGTAGGTCATAGAGCTGTGGCATCTCTTTTGCACGCTGCATGACTGCTTGGATCTGAGCAAAGCGTTGTGCTTCACTGAAGATGTTGGGATCTGATACTGGGATCACGTTCATCGGACCTTCAAAGTCTGAACGTTTAACCATCAGCTCGCCTGTCTCGTCAACGACCTGTGCTTCTTCTAGGTAGGTGCGGTTTAGGCGGAACAAGAGCTTCAGTACACGAGCCATGGCGTCATGCATACGAGCATGGATGGCTGAGAACACGACCATGCCTTGCTCAAGGCGGGCCAAGGTGGTTCCTACTGGTGTATTGGCATTGCTGTCAGCAAACTCTTCAAATGTCGTGCGGACCACGTTCTGGCTAGCATCAACCAAGAAGCCAAGCAACTGGAACAAGACTGGGCTAGGTGGGTTGTATGGCATTGCCATCAGCACCTTGCGAATATCGTCTTGGCCAAACGTGCCTTCGATCTCTTTCACTTCGGTAGGATCAACACGGTCTGTCTGACCACCAGCTCCTGACTTCAGTTTCAGTAAGCCAGGGAAGTTGTTGATGTGGGCAGAATCAAGGAGTGCGCGAAGGGCACCTGTTGCACCGGCACTCAAGCCACCAATCATGTGAATCAAGCCGATTGGATAGGCACCACGCCAAGGTACAAATGGGAACTCAACAAGCCACTGCATCTCGTCTTTGGTCTCGTCGTCCTCTTCCCAGTTGCGATAGATGCTCAAGACACGCTGCGTGTTCTTGTCAATGCTGATCACGTATGGTGAGACGCCGTCACCGTTGTCAAGGTCTTGAATGATGTAGCACTCGTAGATTGTTCTGAGGCCATCGGTGTTGTAGCCATCGGACTGGCGGCCTTCGATCTTGTCATTGGCCTTTGAAGCTTTGGACTCTTCT